CTGATAGAAATAGTCTCTTAGAACGTATCAAAGGCATGAATAATGATAAATAACATACAGCATTAGGAATCAGACAATGAAATCGTTTATAGAATTTTTAACAGAATCAAAAAAAAGTTATCCTTTTAAAATAGGTGTTGCAGGACCACTACCTGAAGACTTTGTTGATATGTTAGAAACTTGTTTAGAAAAATATAATTTAGCAAATTTGTCTACAGGTAAAAAAACACCAATACAAGAACGTCCATTAGATTTTCCACAATTAGAAAATATGGAAGTTACATACTTCGAAGCAGAAGTTAACTATCCAACAACATCGCAAGTAATGCAAGAGTATATTAGTAAGTGTTGTAGTTGTCCACAAACACATATAATAGTACGCAATCCTAATGAAATGGCTGAAGAGTATCAAGCAGAAAAAAAAGATGAGCCATATGAAGCAATTCTAGGCAAAGATGATATGGGCGGCGAAAGCGCTCAAGAATCAGTAGGCAACAATCGTGTAATGGACTTGTTAAAAGAATTAGAAACTGCTCGTAAAGACAACGATCATAGTCCAATAGATGGCGTAGCAGCAGGGGAGTCAGCAGACATCACTGAAACAGAAAACACTAAAAGTGTTATGGGGAGTTAATTATGGACATGAAAAAAATAATAGAATCAATGATCAGTATTGATTCACCGAAACAAAAACTACAAGAAATGGCTTCAATGAATATTTCAATGAATGCAGATAATGCAGATGAAGTTGGAAGACTTCTTGATATTGTTAAAGGAGCAGCAGGTGCAGAACATGCACACGCAGTAAGTCCAGACGAAATGCCACCTATGCCTCCAATGAAAGCACCTATCGATCTACGTGGAGAAATGGAAAATTTTTCTAGCATTGTAAACAGAGCTGAAGAAGAAGTAGGCGAAGAAGAAGTAGACGAAAATGCATATAATCAAGCAGCAGCGGCGGCAGCAAGAGCACATAAAAGTGAATTTGAATTTCCTCCAGGATCAGGAAAAATGCACCCTGTAAAAATGAGCAAGGACACAGCACATAAACTAGACGACGATTATGCTAACGAGCCAGATGAAGAATATGCAGATACACAAACAATGACAAAAGACTTGTCAGGTGGTTTAAATCGCGAAAAGAAAGCCTACAAAAAAGCAGCAGACGGTGACAATCCAATGGCATTAGAAGATTCAATTAAAGCAAGACTATGGGATGCTTTAAATGAAATGAAAGAAGGATCTTGTAACGAATGCGGCAAAGTTATGTTAACTGCTTCCGAAAAGAAAGAACTTGCTGATCTTGAAGAAGGCAAACGTCATGGCAACAGCTCAATCTACAAAAAGTGCTGGAAAGGCTGTACAAAAGTAGCAGGTAAAAAACGTGGCGAGCCAGGCTCGTGTAAATGTGATTAATAACTCCCCAGAGTACTCAATAGCGCCATAACGGCGCTATTCTTTTGAGTAAATACAACATGTCAACAAGTTTAGATGGCGTCTTAATTAAAAAGGCGAATAAAAAAGAAACATTTACAGAAGCACAGATTGAGGACTTACAAAAGTGTATGGACCCAGATACTGGTTACTTGTATTTTGCAAAAAAGTTTGCACACATTCAACATCCTGTAAAAGGTAAGTTGTTGTACGACCCTTTTGAATATCAATTAGGGTTGATGGACTCATATCACAGTTTTAGATTTAACATAAACATGATGCCTAGACAAACAGGAAAAACAACCTGTGCTAGTATATACCTAACATGGTATGCAATGTTTATTCCAGACCAGACAATACTTATTGCTGCACACAAGTATACTGGCGCCCAAGAGATTATGTCTCGTATACGTTTTGTTTACGAAAGTTGTCCTGATCATATTAGAGCAGGTGTAACATCATATAACAAAGGTAGTATTGAGTTTGAAAACGGAAGTCGAATAGTTAGTCAAACAACAACAGGCAACACAGGACGTGGTATGAGTATCTCGTTACTATACTGTGACGAGTTTGCATTTGTGCAACCTAACATCGCTGAAGAGTTTTGGACTTCAATATCACCTACACTAGCAACAGGTGGTCGTGCTATTATTACAAGCACACCTAACAGTGATGAAGATACATTTGCTACTATTTGGAAACAAGCAGAGGATAAGTTTGACGAACACGGTAATGAGCAAGATGTAGGCCGTAACGGGTTTCATAGTTTTAGATCAGATTGGTGGGAGCATCCTGATAGAGATGATAAGTGGAAAGAAGAAGAACTTGGCCGCATCGGTGAAGAAAAGTTTAGACGTGAATACGGTTGTGAATTCTTAGTATACGATGAAACATTAATTAATAGTTTAAAACTTTCAATAATGGAAGGAAACAAACCTTTAGTAAACATGGGACAAACACGTTGGTATAAAAAACCATCAGGTGAATTTACATATGCTGTAGCGTTAGATCCCTCAATGGGAACAGGAGGAGATAATGCAGCTATACAAGTATTTGAATTGCCTAGCTATGAACAGGTAGCTGAATGGCAACATAATACTACAGCTATACCTGGACAAATAAGAGTGCTTGCAGATATATGTAATTACCTTGTACAAGAAACTAATAATCAAAATGGAATCTATTGGAGTGTGGAAAATAATGGGCTAGGTGAAGCTGCATTAATAGTTATTAACGATTTTGGTGAAGAAAACATACCTGGGTTATTTGTAAGCGAACCAATACGTAAAGGCCATGTGCGTAAATTTAGAAAAGGCTTTAATACTACACATGGTACAAAAATATCAGCATGTAGTAGATTAAAAACAATGATAGAAAATGATAAAATGATTATACATAGTAAACCATTTATATCTGAATTAAAAAACTATGTTGCAACAGGATCAAGTTATAATGCAAAACTAGGACAAACAGATGATCTTATTAGTGCTACTTTGCTTTGTATTAGAATGATGGCAGTTCTTAAAGACTGGGATCCAAGAATATATAATTCGTTTACACAAGCTGAAGATATTGAAAATTACGAAGCGCCAATGCCAATCTTTATAAGTACCAACTATTGATAAATACATTATGCAAAACTTAGAAAAAATAAGCGAAGAACTGTTTGCGAAGATTAGAGGTCGCTTTCCAAGTGTAACTATTGGCACTGAAGAAGGTATGATTACAAATAATCCTAGCGAAGCACGTTTTATTGAATTTGATTATAAGAGCAAGGGTAAAGTAAGTCTAAGTCTAGATGATAAAGACGGGCTAGTAGTAATGCACGGTGCTGATATACTTGCTGGAGAAAACGATCAAGAATTAAATGACTGGTATAGTTTCTTAAGAGAACTAAGACAGTTTGCTAAAAAACGTTTATTAAATTTCGATACAAGAGATATTACAAAAAGTAATCTACAAAAAAGAGACTATAGATTTCTAGCAAAAAATGCCGGAGAGGATAACATGACAGAATCAAAATTATATGGCACATCTAAGATAAGTTATCAAGATGTCGGAGAAGCCAGACTAATTATTAAACACAATGAAAGCATTGATCAAACTTCGCCTACAGGGCGTAATAGAAGCATTGGAAAGATTTATGTAGAGTCACCAGAAGGCGAACGTTTCTTATATCCATTTAAGCATCTAAGTGCAGCAAGAGCAATGGCTCGACATGTTGCTGAAGGCGGTAATGCGTATGATGACTTTGGAAAACACATTACTAGTTTATCAGAAGAAATGTCAAAGTTACGTAAATTTAAAACATACATGGGGCGCTCTGCTGTAATGGCAGAAGGACTTTCGGGCTATATGGATGCAGTAACAACACGTATGAAATCTGTTAAAAAGACAATCGAATCACTTCAAAAACCTGCATATTATGCAGAGGCAATTGCAAACTTTGAATCAGTAGTAATAGAAGAAGTTCCTGCAGATGTTGCAGAAAACTGGACCGATCAATTAACTATTAAATTATTTAATGAAGAACTGTCAGATGTATTTCCGTACATTTACAAACTAGTAAGTGAAGCAACAAAAGCACAAGAATTAGGCCCAGAAGATTTAGTAGATGAATCAGCAGAAGAGCTAGGCAAACTAAAAGACAAGTATAGCAAAGCAGAAAAAAATAAAAAAACAAAAGAAGAAGTTGAATTAGAAGATACAATGGAAGGACTTATGGGTCAGTTCAGTGAAGCAAACGAAGCAGAAAGAGACACACACTGTTCTGACAAGTGTTGCGGAAGTGATACTAAAGCAGAAGATTGCGATTGTCCACCAGACTGTGAACATTGTAATTGTAATGCAGACATGGACGAATGTCCACCAGAAACAGATGCAGCACCACAACAACAGATGGCTGCTGAAAAGCCAAAAACACCACTAGGTGAATTTATTCTATCGTATTACGATAGAGAAACAGGATCATTCCCAAAAGGGGAAACAGCAATTCTAACTATGGTTGAAAAAGACTATGGAGACGAGTATGTTCGACCTGCTCATTCGTTTATTGAACAAATACATAAAACTTTTGTACAACACGAACGTATGAACAACGAACAAAGTGACATTTTTAAATTATCTGGAATTTAATTTAAAAAATCACTTGACAAACTAGTATGTAGCGTGTATAGTATATATATGTGCTGCAAACAAAAGGCACAACAACAAAGACATAGGCAACATTATAGGAGGCATTAACTATGGCATCATTAGCAGAAATCCGAGCAAAGCTCAAAGAACAAGAAACCCGCTCATCAGGCGGTGGACAATCACAAGGTCCAAACCCAATTTACCCATTTTGGAATATGCAAGAAGGAACTAGTGCAACACTACGTTTCCTTCCAGACGGTAACCCAGATAATACTTTTTTCTGGGTCGAACGTTTGATGATCAAATTACCATTTGCAGGGGTAAAAGGAGATACAGGTAGTAAACCTGTTCAAGTTCAAATACCTTGTATGGAAATGTACGGCGATTCATGCGGTATCCTTAACGAAGTGCGTGGATGGTTTAAAGACTCTTCACTAGAAGATATGGGTCGTAAGTATTGGAAAAAGCGTTCATACGTATTCCAAGGATTTGTGACAGACAATCCGTTAACTGATGATCAGGCTCCTGAGAATCCAATCCGTAGATTCATTATTGGCCCACAGATCTTCCAGATCATTAAGCAGGCACTAATGGATCCAGACATGGAAGAATTACCAACAGATTATACTGCTGGTGTAGACTTCCGTCTTAACAAAACATCAAAAGGCGGTTATGCAGACTATTCAACATCTAACTGGGCACGTAGAGAGCGTCCACTAGGTGATGCAGAGATGAATGCAGTTAATACACACGGACTGTTTAATTTAAACGATTTCTTGCCTAAGAAGCCAGGTGAGATTGAAGTTAAAGTGATGCAAGAAATGTTCGAAGCATCAGTAGATGGCGAAGCATATGATGCAGATCGTTGGGGACAATACTTCCGTCCAGCGGGAATGGCAGCACGTACAGGCGATCCAAATACAACACCAAGTGTAAATGCAACTGCTACAAGTCAAAGTGCTCCACCTACTACTCAAACAACACCAGTAGTAGAGGATGTTCCTTTTAAATCAAATGAAGAAGTAGCAGCAGAAGCAGCCCCGGCAGCGGCAGCTACTGGTGGCGATGCAAACGACATTCTAGCAATGATCCGCGCACGTCAAGGTTAATAGCGACTAAAAAGGGTTGCTATTTAATACAGCAACCCTTTTTTTATTACAAATTTATTAGGAGAATTTAATGGCTAAATCATTTGATGTTAGTAAGTTCCGCAAGGACTTGACTAAAAGTATCTCAGGCATGAGTGCTGGATTTAACGATCCTACTGATTGGATTTCAACAGGATCATATGCGCTAAACTATCTTATCTCAGGAGACTTTCACAAAGGTGTTCCGCTAGGTAAGGTTACTGTGTTTGCAGGTGAATCAGGAGCAGGTAAGAGTTATTTCTGTTCAGGTAACATTGTAAAACACGCACAGGATCAAGGCATCTTTGTAGTACTAATTGACTCAGAGAACGCACTTGATGAGAGCTGGTTACAAGCTCTAGAAGTTGATACAAGTGAAGAAAAACTTCTTAAACTTAATATGTCAATGATTGACGATGTAGCAAAAACTATCTCAACATTTATTACAGACTATAAAGCAATGGACGAAGAAGACCGTCCTAAAGTATTGTTTGTAATTGATTCACTAGGTATGTTGCTAACACCTACTGATGTTGATCAGTTTAACAAGGGTGATATGAAAGGTGATATGGGTCGTAAGCCTAAGGCATTGACTTCACTTGTTCGTAACACAGTTAACATGATTGGCTCATTGAACGTAGGCTTAGTATGTACTAACCACACATACGCATCGCAAGATATGTTTGACCCAGATGACAAGATCAGTGGTGGATCAGGCTTTATCTATGCATCAAGTATTGTTGTTGCAATGAAGAAGTTGAAACTCAAAGAAGATGAAGACGGCAACAAGATCTCAGAAGTTATGGGTATCCGTGCTGGTTGTAAAGTAATGAAGACACGCTATGCAAAACCGTTTGAAGGTGTGCAGGTTAAGATTCCTTATGAGACTGGTATGAATCCATACAGTGGTTTGGTTGAATTGTTTGAGAAGAAAGGCTTGTTGACAAAGCAAGGCAATCGACTCAAGTATATTAACCTAGCAGGCGAAGAAGTCCTTGAATATCGTAAGGCGTGGATGCAAGAAGGTAAACTTGATCAGATCATGATGGAATATGCAGAAAAAATTGCTCCTGTGGTAAATACCGAGGATGAAGTTATCGATATTGATATTGATACCGAAGTTATGATCGAGGAGTAAATTTTAAAATGGACGAGAGTATAATTTCTGATGTTTGGTCTACATTAAAAGAGTTTTTAGATAAAAAACAAATAGAACTAGCTGCTGAAAAATATGTTGACTTACTAGCAGATTACGGAGTAAGTGACGAAACACTTACAGACTGTATTGGAACTGAAGCACATTTAGATCAAGCAATTAATTATTATCTTGATGTTGAAGATTATGATACATATGACGATGAAGACGAATGGGAAGACTAAATGGGTTGGTATAGCGAAGTTTCTAGAGATATTTCTAAAATTCCAAGTGCAGTAAAGTATTTTGAAAATGAATTGATAGAAGCAAGGCAAGAGGTAAAACTCAAAGGCAATGTTGAACGTGCCGCTGCTGAAATGCCAGGTATCGTAGAACATCGTTTTAACCAGCTACAAGAAATCGAAGCAATCTTAAATTACTTAAATATCGAGCTACGTAGATTACGTAGTTCGTTTTTTAAGAAGTATCTCGAAAACTATCAACGAGCTCTGTCAAGCCGTGACGTTGAAAAATACGTCGACGGTGAGGCAGACGTTGTTGACTACGAAAAGATTATCAACGAATTTGCGCTAATGCGTAACAAGTGGTTAGGTCTACTTAAAGGACTTGATCAAAAGCAATGGCAAATTACAAACGTAGTTAAGCTCAGAGTTGCTGGTATGGAGGATGCATCACTGTAATGGCACATAGCAAAGAATACTTAGAAGAATTAAAAAAATTACATAATATTAAATCTTTTGGAAGAGCATCAAGCATTCCAGAACTTGTATCAACATTATTTGATACAAACGAAGTAACTAGTATGTTAGACTTTGGCGCAGGCAAAGGTAATACTAGTACTACTATAAAAGAATCATATCCTAATATAAAATTGTATACTTATGACCCAGTAACATTTCCAATAGAATTACCTAAACAAATTGACTTAGTTTATTCAAGTGATGTACTTGAGCATGTAGAACTAGATTTAATTGACAGTACAATAATAGATTTATTTCAACGAGGTACAAAATACCAATACCATTTAATTGCATGCCATCCGGCAAAAAAATCACTAAGTGACGGACGTAATGCACATTTAATAATTGAAGAGCCCGAATGGTGGGAAAATAAAATAACATCACTATGTCCTAACTGGAAAATTATTTCTAAAAATATAACAGAAGGTTGGAACAAAGTTAAAAAGGGAGGACCTGTATACGTTAAAAAGTATATAGTGTTATTAAAAAATGAAACAAGTATATAATTATTTTATGCCTGATAGTGACAATCATTTTGAAAGGTTAATCACAAAACGTATACGGAATGGAGGGCCTCCAGAATATCAAGACGATGTTAGAGACGAAGCATACAAGTATGTTACAGATTTTGACATTGCTATTGATGTTGGTGCTAATGTTGGATTATGGGCAAAACCACTTACTGAAAAGTTTAAACGTGTAATAGCATTTGAACCTCTTAAACAAGTGTATAGTTGTTTAGAGCGCAATGTGTATGGATTACCTGTTGACGTACACCGATATGCGCTAGGTAATATTGATGGCAAAGTACAAATGATTTTTGATAGCGTTAATACTGGTAATAGCTTTGTAAGCGAAGTTGGTACAGGTTCGATTGACATTAAACGCATGGATAACTTAGATTTGCCTAAATTTGGATTATTAAAAATTGATTGTGAAAGACACGAACTACAAGTTATTCAAGGTGCAGTAGATACTATTACAAAATATAAGCCTATCATTGTATGTGAACAACACGAAGATACTGAATATTGCGCAGGTAATTTTTTAAAAGAGTTAGGCGCAAGAGAAATTACTAATGTCAGAAAAGACTATATCTTTGGATGGTAACTAGTAAATATCTACATGAGCAAAGTAGTATTAGTAACAGGTGGCTTTGATCCACTCCATAGTGGACATATTGAATATTTTAAATCAGCAAAACAGCTCGGCAGTAAACTTATTGTCGGTGTAAATAGCGACGAATGGCTTACACGAAAGAAAGGTAAGCCATTTATGCCGTTTGAAGAACGAGTTGCTATTATTAAAGAATTGTCTGTTGTAGATAAAGTTATCGGATTTGATGATAGTGACGACAGTGCATGCCATGCAATTTTTCATACAATGTCAACTAATACTAACAAGATAGTCTTTGCTAACGGTGGCGACAGAACAAACACAACTACACCTGAATATGCCACATACGGCGATCATCCACAAGTTGAATTTGCGTTTGGCGTTGGTGGTGAAGATAAGAAAAATTCATCAAGTTGGATATTAAAAAACTGGAATCACCCAACTACTGTGCGTCAATGGGGTAAGTATACTATATTAGACAACGGTAACGGATGGCAAGTAAAACAATTGGAATTTCATAGTGAACATTCACTTAGTGATCAACGACATTTTAAACGTAGCGAGCACTGGCATGTTGTAGACGGAGTTATAAATATGT